AGGCGGCTGGTGCTCTGGCGTTCATGAACGTCAACGCCTCGCGCGGTGCTGGTGGCGTCAATCCCGTCCTCTCGGGTACCACGACCGGCTATCCCGTTACTGCGGCCACCAACGGCACGCAGCGGGCATTCACCGAAGCGCTCCTGAAGTCGGCCATTGCGCAGGCATGGAACGCTGGTGGCGAGCCTACCCTCGTTATCATGAGCCTTGCCCAGAAGCAGATCGCGGCGACGTTCTCTGGCCTTGCCCAGCAGCGCCGTGAGACGGGCAGCAAGCGCCTGACGATTATCGCTGGTGCGGACGTGTACGTTTCGGACGTTGGCGAACTTCAGTTCGTCCCCGACCGGTTCTGCTCGGCACGTGACGCGCTCATCATCGATCCGGAGATGTGGGCAATCCGCACGCTGGATCCGATGCAGAAGCGCAAGCTTGCGACGACTGGACTTGCCGATCGTGACGCGATGTATGTCGAGGAAACCCTCGTCTGCCGCAACGCAGGTGGCTCGTCGGTGATTGCCGATCTTACGTAAACCAATATGGCCTGTCCTGCGTTGTCTGGGCAGGCCACTTTGTAGGAGAGTATCATGAAGAAGCTTGAAACCAACAGCCAGGGTAAGGACCTGAACGACGGCGCCGAAGACCAGCATCCCGCTGTCAAGGATCTGCCGCCCGCAAACCCGTTCGGTGAGCCGGTTAAGCCCGCTGAAGAGTACGCGGACATTTCGGAGGCTGGCAAGCAGGCCGCAGCACTCGGCGTCAAGACCGAAGAGACTGACGGTGTGAAGGACTATGTTGCGGGCGAAACCGTCGTCGAGCATCCGCTGTCGCCAACCGACAACAATCCCAACCCGCACGGCCAGCGCTCGGACCCCGACGCGGATCTAGTGACTGAAACCGATGACAAGGGCCGCGCAAGCCGCGTTGCTCGCGACGAATCGGACATGGTTGAAGTGACGGGCAACCACGATCAGGCCGTCCACCTTGGTGACGGTCGCACGCTCGGCAAGGGTGACAAGGCAAAGGTCGACAAGGACGTTGCCAAGGCCCTCCGCGCAAGCAAGATGGTGAAGTAAGCATGCTGGACGAACGCCTCTTCGATTATGATCCCGCGTCGGGCATGAAGACGTGGTTTTCGTCCAGCGACGAAGATGGGGAAACGTGGCGCTTTAGGTATGAGCAAGACGTTTCCTCAACTTTGGACGCCTGCAAGGCTGCGCAAAACGAGTCTTTCGACAAGACACAAGATATGTGGCATGCCGCGCACGTCCCCAACATCGTCATCATGAAGTGGATGACGGAGCACGGCGTGGACTTTTACAACCCGAATCATAAAGATGGTGTAAAACGTCTGTTAAACTCCGACGAATACCGCTATCTAAGGGTCCGTAATTTCATCATCTGATCCAGTGAGGGCGTATCATGGCAGTTGGTTTTGGCGTCTTCACTAAACTATTGCCATGGCTCACAGACGGCCAGCAGGTTAACCCACAGGTGGACCAGCGAGGCCGTCTTATCGTATCTTCGGGTGATGAAAGTGTACTTTACACGACGCCTGTTGAACTGGACACGACGGGCGGCATTGTCCCGACGCACAAGGGCATCACCAACACTTATGACCCCAGCGGCAACCTACAGACGCAGACCGTGAAGAACGGCGGTATCTGGGTTCGTACGCTGACTTACGTCAATGGCGAGGTTTCAGCCGATAGCGGATGGGTTAAGCAGTAATGGCCGACTCTCTTATCCAGCCCTTCCGTCGCAACCTCAACGTCCGCCCCGTGATTGGGCCTGTCGGGCTGACTGCTGTGCCAGTGGCCGTTCCCGCAATGACCGGGCAGGGCATTACCAGCTTCATCGTACAGAACCCCAACCCGTTCCATATCTGGTTCGCTGGCTGGCGTGGGGCTGGAGGTGATATGCCGAACATCAAGGAAAACGGGCATTACCTCCACCCCGGCGAGAAGTATCTAGGCCGTACGCAGATGCCTCAGTGGGTGGCCGCTGTAGCCGATGACGAGCCTGGGTTTCCGATCCTGACCAGCGACGGTGCATGGGCCTATGAGGGCAAGCGCACGCGGTTCATTCTCATCTATGGCTCGGGTTCGTAATGGGCACGAAGGTTCCGGGGTATCCTCTTAAGGGGAATATGGGTGATGCAGGCGCACAAGGTCCGATCGGGCCTCAAGGGCCTGCGGGTGAGACTGGCGCTAAAGGTAACACTGGCGCAACTGGTCCTGCTGGAGCTACGGGCGCGACTGGCTCGCAAGGTGTAAAAGGAGACACCGGAGCAACCGGCCCCCAAGGCCCCGCTGGGACACCCGCACCAACCACAGGCCGCTTAGTCCTCCTCGGCACCATAAACGTCACCGAAACGCTGCTCATATCCCTTGCCCTGGGCATGAAGCGCAAGACGTTTCCGCTTGCAGGCGTCACGGCGACGGATACCCTCTTGGCCATCCCAACAGCCGCGCCAACAACCGGCTGCGAAGTAGTAAATGCGTACCCCTCAAGCGCCGGAAATGTCAGCATTGGATATTACACACCATTGTTGGGCATTGGCGCGACCTATGCTATACCTACAGCGATTTATAGGGTGACATGACACATGGCTAACACGAACTTGGATATCATCTTGCAGAGCATGGGTCGCAGTCAGGATCCTAACTTTGATGATATTCTGTCGGGCATGGGAGGAAGCCAGCCGGGTGGGCCTATTGTCATCTCGCTTAACGCCCTTCTTCTGTCGTCTACGTCGTTCCTGACTGGTGGCGTTACTAGCGTTGGCATCACCGGCAAGACCTCTGGGTCGTCGATCACAGCAACTTCTTCGGATGGAACCGCGCTGTCTGTTTCCGGCTCGACGCTTACGGGCACGTTTACGGCTGCTGGCTCGCCTAACATTACGCTGGTTGAGACGCTGGCTGGGGCTGTGAATACGCCGCGTTCGTCGGTTCTGGGCGCGTCGGTTGCAACTCCAACTCCAACTCCTACGCCGACCCCTACTCCGTCATCCATGCGGCAGGTCGCCAACGGCTCGCGGATTATGACAAACGCGGTGTCGGGAGCAGCTAACTTCAACTCGCGTACTGCACATATCGCTACGGACTCCGTGGCACCTGTGCTCGTCATCGGTAACTGGCGCTGGAACAGCAGCAATGGGGCAGACACCAACAGCGGGTACGAACAGACTTACGAAGCCGCTCTCGAATATCCGGCTGGCACCATTACGCGCGTTACCTTTGGCGGATCGAATAGCGGCGTCATGTCGGCTGCGATGGATCAAATTCAGTCTGACGCGGCAAGTGTCATCGTTCCCGTAGGGGCCACCTACTGGTGGCGCGTGAACATGGTGACATCGACGGGGTACTATTCGTTCTCCAAGGATCCCGCGGGCGATGTCATCCCTGCGTCTGTCGGTAGCCTTGAAACCGGCACCACGCTGACCAACAAGGTCATGAGCGGAACCATCGGGCAGACCAGCACGGCTACAGCATGGTTCCCACTGGCAATTATCGGCGACACTACGAAGACAACCGTTATGGTTGTAGGCGACAGCATCGGTCGCGGCGCCAATGGCGCGTGGACCAGTGCATTCAACCATGGGTACATTGAAGAGGCAATCGGCAATAAGTTCGGCTTCCTGAATATCAGCGCCTACGGGGACACGGCATCGTCGTTCATCAACGGAACCAACTCGGCAAAACGCCGAGCGCTCAAGCAATACTGCTCGCACGTCATTGTCGAGTACGGTTGCAACGACGTCAACGGCAGCACGTCCGCCGCCAACATCATCAACAACCTCAACACCCTTGCCGCTTTCTTCAGTGACAAGATCTACTACCGGACCACGATTACGCCGCGTTCAGCTGGGGCTTGGACCCTGGCCGATGGCAGCGATCAGACCGTCGCTACCAACTCCCTTCCTGGCGGAAAGCATGACACGGTTCAGGCGGCAATCAGGGCTGGTTTGCCAAACGCTCTAGGTTTGTTCGACCCGGTTCCCGCTGTGTTTGACCCGGCCACTAACAAGTGGCTGGCGGACGGCACGACAAACAAGAATACGGTCGATGGTGTCCATCCGTCGCCGGTTGCAGTCGCCGCTATGGCCGCTGCGATTTCGTCGGCAGTTCAGGCGATCGACGGTAGTGGCCCTGTCACCGATACCACGCCGGACGCATTTACCTTCACTGATGTAACGAACGCAGCGCCATCAACGCTGACCGAGTCCAACGCGATTACGGTGTCCGGCATCAACGCGGCTTCGGCTATCAGTGTCAGTGGTGGTGAATACCAGATCAGCGGCGGTTCTTGGGTCACTGCGGCGGGAACGGTTACCAATGGTCAGACGGTCAAGGTTCGCCTCACATCATCCAGCGCTGCATCCACCACCTCGAACGTTACCCTAACCATTGGCGGTGTCTCGGATACGTTCAGCGTCACCACGGCGGCGGCAGCGGGCCAGACCGGGCTCCTGACGCGCACCGCAACGTTGGCGGCGTGGGACCCGTCCGACCTGACGACTATGTCTCAGACCGCGGATGGTGCAACACCAGTTACGGCAGCGGGCCAGCCGGTTGCGCGCATGAACGACAAGCGCGGCGTGAACAACTATCACCTCATTGCGCCCACCGATGCCCAGCGCCCTCTTTCGACAGGCGGCCTTACGTTTGACGGTACCGACGACAGCCTGAACTTTGCTTTTGCGAGTACCGGCCCGACGTTGGGAACGATGGTCTACATCGTGAAAACGACGGATACCGTTGGCTCGATCGGCAATAACACAAGTTCGACAACGGCTTTTCACGCCGCATTCAAGAGCGGGGACACGGGGGCCTCGCAATTCGGGACGAATGCGTCTAGCGTCCGCTACGCGAAGGATGGAGTTGCCCTTTCAAGCATAACTCGAAACACGCTGTTCACTAATATTTGTGACGGTGTTGCGCATGTTCTGGAAGTCAACACAATCACCATGACCCAGTATTTGGGTATGGCGATTGCATATTCGCGTTACGATGCGACCTTCATGGCAAGCGGGGTGATTATCCCCGTCGCTCTACTCGACCAAAACGCATCCGATTACGCTTCTGCTCTTACCGAGGCCCGCGCCTTCGCGCAGGCTATTATTGGAAGGTTGGGCCTATAATGACCGTATCGCGCACAGAGTTCCTAGCCGCCATCTCTACCGTAGCACTTGCTGTTGCGGAGAGGTGGGGGCTGACCGATGCGGTTGTTGCTCCTGCCCCGGCGCCCGTGCCTGCGCCGGTTCCCGACGTAGACCCCGTCCTGCCCGATCAGGAAGACGGGCCAAAGGGTGACGACGTGCCGATCGTGCCAACGCTCCCCCCTGTGGCCGCTACCGGCAAACTGGCGGTCATTCCCGGTTGGGAAGTGCCGCTTAACGGCCCTTGCGTCAGCGGTGGCGAAACCAATGCCGGGGCTATCAACGGCAATGGAATCTCTGCGATCATCGCGGGAGGCGCGAAAGCCATGCGGTTCGCGCTGCGCTCCACGACGATCATGCCGGGTGGCCCCCCCAGTCCGCTACACGGCAAGCCGACGATCGGCCCCGCTGGTGGCGACTTCACGTGGTGGTTAAAGACGGTGGTAGATTACGCCAAGCGCTGTGATAAGGCGGACGTGGCGTTCGTCCTGGACAACCACACGTACCGCCAGATCGACGATCCCGACATCGGCGCGTTCTGGGCGGCATTCGGTGCGGCGATCAAGACGGCGCTCGGTGGCAAATTCCCGAAGAAGTTCGGGATCGAGTTGGTCAATGAGCCGAAGTCGAATTGGCCGGCGTATGCCGCAGGTCTGAAGGCCAACATCAAGACGATCCGCGACGCGGGCGTTGATTGCACGCTGTTCGCTGACCACGGCTTCTACTCGAAATACAGCGAGTTCGCGAAAGCTATGGCGCTGCTCGATGCTGTCGGTGGACCGGAAGCGATCGACCCGTTGAACAAGACGATCTTCATCGTCCATGACTACCCGACGCCATCGGGGAACGACAGCCCGGCTGTTATCAAGAAGGGCATGGACGTTCGCAAGCGTTACACGCCGTTCCTGGAGGAAGCGCGCCGCCGCAAGGTCTGTGTCGTCATGGGCGAGATCGGTCTAGGCGGCGGCTCCAAGGGCTTCATCCCTGCCGAAGAGGGCGGCACGATGGACGGTAAGCAGTTCCTAACCGACTACATCGCGCTCGCTGCCGAATACGCCGACGTCTTGAAGGGCACCTGGGGCTGGGGCGCGGGCAAGTTTGGCGCCACCTACCCGTTCCATATCGAACTCAACCCGATCGGCGAGCACGGCGCGATGCTCAAGGAATGGTGGAAAAACCCGGTAAAGGCTGCTTAAATGTCTATCGCAATTCCAACCTACGCACCCGGCGCAATCTCCAATTATCCGGAGTTGATCGACGAAATCCGCGATATGATGGACGATGCGGATTACAGCCAGGAGGCGATCGAGCGGGCGTTGCGTAAGGCTGAAGCGGAGTTCAACCGCACGCTGCGAACGCCTGACATGGAAACCCGAGTGGTGTTTAACGTCACGTCAGAGTTGACGCAGCTTCCCGACGACTTCCACGAAATGCGGTTTATATTCGTGGAGTCCGCGCCGGATCGTCCTTTGCGGTCCATGTCCCCGGCTGGGATGCTGTCGGAATATGGCGGTATCTCCGGCTGTCCTTATGCGTATGCTATCGAGGGCCGCAACATTCGTGTCGCGCCGGTTGGCAATGTGACTGTGGAAATGGTTTATTACCAGCGCATTCCCGCCTTGTCGGAGGCTACGGTTTCCAACTGGCTCCTGCGCAAGCATCCAGACCTGTACGTCGCGGGCGTGCTGTATCATCTGGCGCGACGCGAGCGTGATGCTGACGGCATGGCACAGGCGGCTCAGGAAGTGGCGACGTTGACGGAGTCGATCAAGCAGAACGCGAACGCATCGCGGTGGGGTGGGGCGCCGCTGATTCCTACGGGGGTTCGGCAGGTTCGAATGGTGCGCTTCTAGTGGCAACCAAGCGCCTCCTCTTCCCATCCTACCTCCCGGACCAGCTTCCCCGTGGAGTCCTCACGGTAGCAACCAACGTCCTGCCAGCAGCAGACGGCTATCGCTCTGTAGGCTCACTTGTCGCCGTCAGTAATTCCCTGCCTGCCACGTTCAGGGGCGGGTTTGCGACTATCTCGACGGACGGCACAACCTACCTTCTTGCGGGCACGGCGAACGGCTTGGCGCGGTACAGCGGCGGCGCATGGACCGATCTTATTGTCGGCATGTCGGTTAGCGACAGGTGGCGCTTTACGCAGTTCGGCAATTTCGTGGTTGCGGTTAACGGTGTCGAAACCAAGCAAGTCGACCTGAACGCGGGCACGGCTTCCAATCTGACAGAATGCCCTAGCGCTAACGGCGTGGCAGTCGTCGGGGATTACGTCGTCATCACGCAGGCAGCAGGCGACAAACTCCTAGTGAAGTGGTCGGGGTTCAACGATCATACGGAATGGACACCGGGCACCAATCAATCCGGGTTCCAGCCGATGCTTACAGGCGGCGAAATCAAGGGCATTGCGGGCGGCGAATACGGTGTTATTCTCCAGCGGTTCCGCTTGGTCCGCATGGAGAGAACCGGAGATGCAACTGCCCCATTCAGTTTCTCGGAAATCACGCCTAACTTCGGTTGCGCCTCCAGCGGCAGTATTGCACAGGCTGGGCGCTCCGTGTTCTTCCTTTCTGACCGGGGTTTCATGGCGCTGGAGGATGGGCAGGCGCTCAAACCACTAGGCAATGAAAAGTTCGACCAGTCGTTTCGCGATTCCGTTTCGGTCGACGACTACGAGAAAATCTACGCCGCTATCGATCCTAAGCGTTCGTTGGTCATGTGGGGCGTGCCTGGAGTGCCGGGACGCATCTGGGTTTATAATTGGGTGCTGGATAAGGCGTCCACGATCGAGATCCCGTTTACCGGAATATTCGCCGCATACGAAAGCTCGATATCTCTGGAGCAGGTTGGCGCGCTTTATCCCAACCTCGACACGATGCCTTATTCTTTGGACGACCCGCGCTTCCAAGGTGGCGACCCACGCCTGTACGTGGTCGACCGCGAGAACCGGATTGGGGCGCTGTCTGGGCCTCCTCTACAGGCAACCTTGTCGATGGGCTGGCAGGCTTTGGCGGATCCCATGGTGGCGCGTGTGCGGTCCGTCACGCCTATGGGTGATGCTATCGGCGGCGTAACGATCCGCATCGACGCAAGGCAGCGCATGGGTGACGCGGTGGGGATTGTCACGGAGTCGGGCATGCAGGCTAGTGGTCGCGTGCCTATCCGCGCTCGGGGGCGGTATATGGCCATCTCGATGATCGTGGATGCGGGAACGCGGTGGAGCTACACCGAGGGGCTGGACGTGGAATATAATGCGGGGGGCGGACGATGAGCAAGCCCGTCCCTGTCGACGCTCAACGGCAGGATTGGCCCCGTTTGGTCGCCAACGCCATTAACGATTTGCAGGCGGTTAAGGTGGGCGCGGTGCGTTTTCAGGCGGGTGCGCTGCAATATTACGACGGCACAAACTGGGTCAACGTGCCTTGATCCTGTCCGCTCAAGATCGCGCCCGCCTACAGCCAGCAGCCGACGCTGCAGGGTATTCGCTGGCGGCTTTGGAGTCCGATCTGTGGGCCGGTAAAGCAATGCTGTGGCACTTCGACGGGATGACCGTGACTAGCGAAGTCGATGAAGAGGGCGTTTGTGACATTCGATTAGGCGGGGGCAAGATGACCCGCGAGGCCCTTCGAGAGTTAGAGCGTGCAGTACTTACATCCCCCTTTCATATTGGCGTGAAAAAGCTTAGGGTGTGGGGGCGTAAAGGATGGCTTCGGCTGTTACCACACTGGACGTTTTGCGGCTTTGAGGACGGTCTTGTGATTCTGGAGTTAGCGAATGAAGAGTAAGTCCAAGTCTTCCACGAAACCCGTGTACAGCGCTGCGATCGAGGGCGCCGCGAATAACGTTACCAGCGCTTACAACGCTGCACAGCCGGGGATTACCAGCACGGCGAATTCTCTGGCTGGCGCGGTTCCTGGGTTGATGGAGCAGTATAACTCGGGCGATCCTGGTGTTAAGTCGGCCATGTCCTATAACCAGGATGTCACGTCTGGCAAGTATCTCAACGCGGGCAACCCCTACCTCCAGGGGCAGATCGACCAGACGAACGATGGCGTGCGCAATGGCCTTGCCGCATCGCTCGGCACTCGGGGGCTTACAGGTGGTTCTGCGTTCGGGGATATCATCTCCAGCAACCTTGCCAAGAACGAAAACAACCTGCGTTATGCGGATTACAATAATGAGCGGAATCGGATGGATAGCGCGGCATCGCAGGCTGGTGGTATTTCGTCAGGACAGTACGCGCCGCTGGGTGTCGTTCAGAGCATCCTTCAATCGCAACAGGCGCCGGTACAGGCAGCGGCTGGGGCGGGTTCTTCGATTGGTGGGCTCCTTGGGCAGTACACTAACAGCACGCAAACGTCATCGCCTTCTATCGCGATGCTGATGGCACAGATGGCA